CGCAAGAAGTAATTACGGAAGGATTAACAGCGGGCATCGGATTGCCCGATTCTGAAAAGGAGAAAGCGCAAGGGCTTCAGTTTGGCAATGGTAAGAGATTCAAAGGCTACGGCCCTATTTTCCAACCGACAGCTGAAGAGCAAGCCGAGATGCTCGAAGACCATGCAGCCGAGCTTGTGCAACAAATCATTAACGCAATGAATAAATGAATATACTTTCTACCATTCTCGACAGGCTAAACCAGCGCATTGAGGTCGGCAATATCTTCGATAAGATTTACGGCCTTAGCGAGCTTGTAGGCGAGGGCAATGATAAGGCGTGGGCGTTCTACATCGGCAACGGCCAAGCGATTCCTGTGACCGATTACGATGCTAAACAGGGCACGCTATTTTGGGCCAAGCGTGGTAAGATTAACGTGACCAAAAACGATTCGCTCAAGCTGGCAGGTTGCCGCTCAATCTATGAGACACGCTTCAGCATGACAGCCTACGCAATGGTGCGCAAGTCGCATCTACCTTGCGATGGTGCCGATGCACAGGACTGGGTAGCATCGCGAGTGCTGCGTTTAATCAGCGGCACTGACCCGCAGTTTAAGACTGCCATTGGGGCGATCGCTTATGAGGTGGTGCCAAGCGGCTACGCAACCGAGATAAGATACCTACCTGTGAATTATGAATGGGCGGCTGTTGCAATTGATGTGGATGTGAATGTCAGCACATCAAGCGAGGACGGATGCTATGACACATGCCAAACTGGGGACATCCCTCTGCCCGATTTCGAACCATGCGAGCCTTGCCTTACCGAGGTTGCTGTGGATGGCGTTACAATCACGGGCAACGGAACACCAGCCGACCCGCTTGTGGCAATTGGTGGCGGTGGTGGAACACCATTGCGCACTCAGGATGAAGGCACCAACGTAAGCACCAACACAACAACGCTGAACTTCACAGGGGCTGGCGTGACTGCTTCGCTAACTTCGCCAGGTGTGGTTCAGGTGAATGTGCCTGGCGGTGGCGGTGGTGGCGGTGTAACATCCGTAACAGGCACAGCCCCGATTGCCTCAAGTGGTGGGGCAACTCCCGATATCAGCATAAGCCAAGCCGACGCCACAACAGATGGCTATCTCAGCTCGGCTGATTGGAATACCTTCGATGGCAAGTTCGATGTGCCAACAGGGACAAGCTCGGACTATCTCGATGGAACTGGAACGCCTACGCCGTTTCCAACCCTCACAAATGGCACGGTTACATCGGTTGCGGCAACAGTACCTAACCCGACAAACCCAGCATTCAGCGTTGCAGTACCGAACCCAAACACTACACCAAGCATTGACATAACAGCCAATGGAGTTGTGAGCCAGTACGTGCGTGGCGATGGCTCACTCGCTAACTTCCCTTTAGGCGGTGGCGGTGGCGCATCGGTTAACTATTACCTGAACGGCTCGATAAGCCAAGGCACGATTGGAGGTAATGCCTACTTCCAAATGAGCCGCGTGCCAGTGCTTGGACCGGGCACAAACTTCACACGAACAAACGCGCAAGGCAATGGCTATATCGCGCAATTCATAACCGATGCAGGCGACCCAAATCTCTTAGCAATCCCTTCAGGAAATTGGACCTTTGAAACCTATTTTAACGCATCGAGTGGCGGTGGCAATCCGAGCTTTTACATCGAGCTGTATAAGTATGATGGCGCAACCTTTACGCTTATCTCATCAGGGTCAACAAACCCAGAAGCGATTACAGGCGGCACGGTGGTTGATTTGTATATTAGTGCCCTTGCAGTACCTTCTACTGTATTGGCTGCAACTGACAGGCTCGCAGTACGCATTTTTGTAACTACATCGGGGCGTAATATTACGCTGCATACTGAGGACAATAACCTTTGCCAAGTAATCACAACCTTCACGACAGGGCTTAACGCATTGAATGGCTTGACCGCGCAAGTGCAAAACTTTGCAACCGGTACATCGGGCACCGACTTCGGCATCAGCTCGGCAAGCAGCACGCACACATTTAACCTACCAACTGCCAGCGCAAGCAACAGAGGCGCATTAAGCAGCGGTGATTGGACAACATTCAACGGCAAGTTTAACACCCCAACAGGCACAACCTCGCAATACGTGCGCGGCGATGGCTCCCTTGCTTCATTGCCTTTTGAGCTTGTGGTGGCTGCATCGGATGAGACAACGGCATTAACAGCGGGCAATGCAAAGATAACATTCAGGATGCCTCGGGCGGTAACACTTACAGCCGTTCGGGCTTCACTTACCACAGCTCAGGCGAGCGGTAATATATTTACTGTGGATATCAATGAAGCAGGCACAAGTATATTGAGCACAAAGCTGACAATTGATAACACCGAAAAGACAAGCACAACGGCTGCAACGCCACCAGTTATAAGCGACACCGCTTTAGCCGATGATGCAGAAATGACAATCGACATCGACCAAATCGGAAACGGAACGGCAACAGGATTGAAGGTTGCATTAATAGGTGCTTACGCATGAGCTTTATTGTTAATCCTTATGTTTATGGTTCGCCATTGTGCGCGGATGCCGATGGTAATGCTTTTTTAATTGCAACAGGCATAACAAACCCGACAATCGCATCGGCTATTTGTACTCTGGTTACATCAATGAAAGCTGATGGAACTTGGGCAAAGTGTCAAGCTATCTATCCATTTGTTGGTGGCACTGCTACGACGCATAAATTCAATCTAAAAAACCCTGCTGATACTAACGCAGCATTTAGGCTTAGCTTTATTGGAGGTATTACCCATAGTTCGAACGGAATTACTGGTAATGCAGTAAATGGATATTGTGATACTTTTATAGCAAATACAGCCGTTGCAGTAAACTCAAATCATATAGCAACTTATTCACGCAGTTCATTTAATGAAAACTCGGTGGACATTGGCACGTATGGTCAAAACCCACCAGACACTTGGGGTATTCATCATAGCGCAAGGGGTTTTGGGATAGGTATGTTTTTTAGAAATCAAAATGGATCCTTTGCTAATGCGTCAAATGCAGATGGTAGAGGCTTATACATTAGCACAAGAACTGCATCAAATTTTGCAGCGATGTATAAAAACGGAACTCAAACTTGTAGTTTAGCTGCAAGCCCCGTTGCAATGTTAAATGAGAATTTTCAGATTTTAGCCATTAATAACGCATTCCACAGCTCAAGAAATTTAGCATTTGCATCAATAGGCGATGGATTGACAAATACAGATGCATCCAATTTATACAGCACAATTCAAACCTTTCAAACCACATTAGGACGGCAAGTATGATTGAAGTATTCCAACTCACACCCGAACAAGCTGAGCAATTGCGCGGCGTTCAATATGTAGCTGATATGACATTCAACCCTATACAAGATGCGAATGGCAATTGGATAATAAGCAGCGAAGAGGTAAGCAGCAGCACCATCGACTGGGTGAAGCAATTGCCAGCGATTGAATATATTCCAAAAGAATCACTACCTTTGTTCTAAGCAAAAACAACAATTATGGCAGGCGTAAAAGTAACCGACCTTACAACCTTAGCAACGGCAGCAAACGATGACATCATGTATATCGTTGATACAAGCAGCAACACATCGAAGCAAATCGAGGTGCAAGACATCTACTCAGGGATGCCGCAGTTTGCCAGTGGCGAGTTTACGCCTGTAATCTCTGATGAATCGGGATTAACCATATCAGTATTGAAAGGCATTTACAGCCGTGTTAATGATGTTGTAACAATGTCGCTTTACTTAAGTGTTACATTTGATGTAACAGGTGGAGGAGGTTCATTTCAGGTAGCATTGCCTGTTGCAAGCACTTTTGCAACCCCACGAGATTGTTACGGTAATATAACAGTGATTACCAATGATATTTCTGATATGACAAATTGCAGTATTGCTGCTGACACTGCGACTGATAAATGCTTTATAACTATGCAAGCAAATACTGGGATTGACGGTTTCACATTTGTTGCCATAAGTCAATACTTAGTGCTTTAACAAATGCGCTCCACCTCGATTCTCGGGCTTAATCTGATTAAGAAGTACGAGGGATTGAGGCTCTCAAGCTATCTATGCCCCGCCGGAGTGCCGACCATAGGCTACGGCTCGACACGCTACCCGAATGGTAAGAAGGTAATCCTCGGCGAAAAGCTGAGCGGCGAAAAGGAAGCAACGCAATTGCTACTATCCACACTTGACCCATTCGAGGCAGCCGTCAATAAGCACCTACCTAACCTCAATCAATGCCAGTTCGATGCGCTTGTGTGCTTCGCATATAACGTAGGCACAGGCGCGTTGGTTAAGTCAACGCTGCTAAAGAAAGCCAAAGCCAACTCAGCCGACCCGAGCATCCTCGATGAGTTCCTTCGTTGGAACAAGGCAGGCGGGAAGGTGCTCTCAGGGCTTACAAATCGCCGCCGGGAAGAGGCGAATCTCTATTTCTCACTTTGTAACATTTAGCGCCATCTTGCCCCAACGCCGCGCTGGCGTGTGCGTATATTGAGTATGCGAAAAAGGGCTACCAAGCAAAGGCGAATACTCGATGTGATTGTGAAGCACTGGCGCGGCACAATCGGTTCGCTGATGATTTTGGTATCAATCTTTTTGCTAATCTTCAAAGTGATAACAGCCGAGACATTAACAGCCATAATTGCAGCACTCATAGCCGCAGGATATATCCCAAAAGCCAAAAGCGATGCAACAGATTAGAAGAGATACCATCAAAGTAGTGCGCCACAGCAAGCTCAACATTGACACGATGAGCTGGGAGGCTGCTAATGCCGACACATCATTCGCCCAGGCGAATCGTGAGAGCTTTCACGCTGTTATGGCGCAACCGCCAAAGCCGAAAGTGCTAACAGCATTCGACACGATTCAGCCGTGTGATGTATCTTTATACCCAGCCGCCACGTATTACATCCCGAAAACTCACGCTGTAAGAAACGAGCCGGAAATGCCAACGCCTATGAATTACGATATACTCGCAAATGGAATTGTGCTGACATTCACGATGCTGCTTACCATCAAGTATGCGCTCGGATGTGTGCCAGCATGGCGTTCATTAATTGCGGATTTGCGTTCGGTTTAACGTATCTTTGCAGCATGGCATCGCTGCACATCCTTGAGTCATCAATTGACCTCTTCTATGTGATTACTGATAAGGATGGCAACATCGTCACCACTAACGACCTATTCCGCGAATACTCAAGCCACATAAAGCCCGGCAATATCCTCGACATCGCAGCGCAAGACAGCGACCGCGATGAACTGCTTGCAGCCATTCGCAAGGCGCAAACCAAATCGCCTGACCCGATTCGGGCATACGCAAAGACCAAGCAGAAGATAAGCTCGGAGCGTTTCAACATGTGGAATGTTTACGCCATTGTCGATATGCTGCACTTCATCGGCATTCAGCTTGTCGATGTTACTTCCATCTCAAGCCATGAATACGAACGGCAAAAGATGCTGCTCGAAGAGTTCCGCTTTACCCTATCGCATGAGCTTCGTCAGCCTTTAACCTCGATCGGCGGCTTGGTGAAGATGATAAACGAGCACACGTGGGCAACCGATCAGGAGCGCGATGGCGTGATGAAGATGCTCGAAGATAGCGTTGAAAAGCTCGACAATGTGATTCGGCTATTGGTCAAAAAAGCAACGCGGCAATTATGAGCAACCTACCGGCCACCGATTGCGAATGCGATGAGCGCTTGGTTAAGGTGCTGGCTGTGTACATAGCCGAGAAGTCAATGCCGATTAAGGTGGCGGGCGATATATTGCTCAACGAGCTGCGCGATAAAAGCACCTACCTCAAACGATTAAACGAACTTATACTATGCAGCAAAGCAACATCAGCACGTTAAGCCTATTTGCAATATGCCTTTTCCTTTTGCTGCTATTGCTTCGAACGTGCGGGGCATTGGGCGAGGCTGAAAGCAATGCGATGTACCTGGATTCGCTGAACAATGAGTACGCTGTGCGCATTGCGAGAGATAGCACGCTCATGTACTCGCAAGGCGTGCAGCTCGCGGCGGCAGGCACCAAGCTGCGAGCCTTGGAGCTGAAAGAGCCGGAGGTGGTGATCAGGTACCAAACGCGGACCAAGGTGGTGACGCAAGTAGAACTCGGCGAGACCGTGTACATTGATAGCTTTCCACACTTGCGCCTGCCTCGCACCTTCCATCGGCCGGGTAAGTGGCTCGAGATAGGTGGGCAAATTAACCGCTTAGGACGGCTTCAGTTGGATTCAATTATCATTCCGGTAAGTTATACCGTTGCAATCGGAGATACGCTGCGTAAGGGCTTCCTATCGCGTAAGCGCGATAAGGTGGTAAGGCTTGGCATCGATAATCCATACGTGCATGTCACCGGCATGAACAATATAATCGTGGCCCAGCCGCCGAAGAAGTGGTATGAGACACGCGCATTCGCTTTCGCGCTTGGCGGGCTTGTTGGTGTCGCAATTGGTCGCGCAAAATAATTGCGTTGATTATTAAGCACTTGCGATTTTTTGCGCTGGTGGTTTACTTTTTTCTTTGTTTTAGTATTGTGAATTCAAAATAAGGATTTACATTTGTCAAACAAAACAATCACAGCCATGACAACAGCAATTGAAGTAACCAAAGAAATTCGCTCAGACATTTTCAAATCAATTATTGAAACACAAAATCTAATCGATAAAGAAAATGCGTATTCTGAAGATTTGCGAAAAAAAGATGTTGTAGAACAATATATCGCGCACTTAGCGAATTTGAATCAATACTTAATCGATGGGTATATTCCCCTATAATTTTACTAACCTTAAGGGGGCCTAACCGCCCCCATTTCTTTCTAAACTTTTACACCTTTATACACATGAACACACCAGAACTATCACCAGCGACAACCTTCAAGAATTGGAAGGGCACAGAATTTTTTCACTACAACCACCTCACCGGCACTATGGTCATGGTTGTAAATGACGGCTGCATCAAGGGCCTTTACACCCGATGCGACAGCCAAGCCGCAAACCTTGCACGCCAGTATCACCGCTCGATGGAGCACGGCGTGGCACCTGAGAAGCGCATCTATGACCCTTGCAATATGGAAGAATTCCATAATCAGTTTGCATTCGTCACTGAATACCTTCACGAACAATCAACTCAAGCACTTTTAACCTCAATTTAATCTTTAATCATGAAAGCACCAGTAAACTCAGGCGGAAGTCAAACCCGCCAAATCGCACCCGAAGGCGCATATCCTGCGCGCTGCTACCAAATCATTGACAAGGGCACAACCTTCGATGAAAAGTGGGGCAACAAAAAACGCAAAGTTCAATTCCTCTTTGAACTGCCAACC